CAGACACCTGTTGCGGAAGCACCAGCGACCACAACGGCAACTGCATCTGAACCTGCTCCAGCAGTGAGTCAACCAGCACCAGCACCACAACCAGAGGCGGCCCCAGCAACGGCGGCTCCCGCGGGTGACAGTGCCAAGAGGGCAGAAGACATACTGAAACTGATCAGATCAAGACAAGCAAAATAATCTGACATTTTACCAAGGCCCAGGCATTGACTGTGTGGGCCTTGTGTAATATAATAAGGCTATGAATAACATTAAGAAAGCGATCGAATGGATCTTGTACAAACAGGTGCCGGCATGGATACTGGTATTGCTAGTGATCATTTGGATCTTACTATAGGACTACAACAATGACAAAAGTGTTTGACGCAACAAAATTTAGGAAAAGTATAACAAAATCAATACAAGGGTTGGGAATAGGATTCAGTGATCCAACAGACTGGATATCTACAGGCAACTACGCTCTTAACTATTTGATGACCAGTGATTTCAACAAAGGAATTCCGTTGGGTAAAGTGACTGTGCTCGCAGGAGAATCAGGGGCAGGTAAATCATACATAGCATCAGGAAACATAATCAAGAACGCTCAGGCACAAGGAATCTTCGTGATCTTGATAGACACAGAGAACGCACTTGACGAGACATGGCTACAGGCCTTAGGTGTTGACACGTCAGAAGAAAAACTCCTGAAGTTAAGCATGTCAATGGTAGACGACGTGGCAAAGACCATATCGGAGTTCATGAAAGGCTACAAGGAACAACATGCTGATAATAAAGAAGGTGCTCCAAAAGTTCTTTTCGTGATAGACAGTTTGGGCATGATGCTGACACCAACTGATGTAAATCAATTTGAAGCGGGAGACATGAAGGGCGATCTTGGTAGGAAACCCAAGGCACTGACAGCACTGGTTAGGAACTGTGTGAACATGTTTGGAAGTTGGAACGTGGGACTGATAGCAACTAACCACACTTACGCATCACAGGACATGTTTGATCCAGATGACAAGATATCAGGTGGTCAGGGTTTCATCTACGCGAGTTCTATCGTGATAGCGATGAAGAAATTAAAATTAAAAGAAGACGAGAAAGGCAACAAGATATCCGAAGTGAGGGGTATCCGAGCGGCTTGTAAGGTCATGAAGACCAGATATGCCAAACCATTCGAGGGTGTACAGGTCAAGATCCCTTATGACACAGGCATGGATCCATACAGCGGACTGGTGGACCTATTCGAGAAGAAGGGAATACTGGTGCAGACAGGAAACAGGCTGAAATATGTTGACCCACAGGGCAAAGAACACATAGACTTCAGGAAAGCATGGACAGGTGATAAATTAGATATGATAATGGCGAACTTCAAAGAAAGCACTGAAGCGAAAGTGGAAAGTGTGGAAGAAGCACCAAAGTCAAAAGCAAAGAAAACAGAAATTATAGAAGAGGACGACGCAGAATAATGATTGATTTCACACACGAAGACATCGAGCGTTTATGGAACTCCATATCTCACTACGTACCAGAAAGGTCTAAACTAGACGCGGCAATCGATTTCATTAAGAGTCTCGACGACATAGGCATCGAGCACGACGAAATAAAAGCATCTGGTGAGTTTGATCCCAAATTAGAGGAAGCGATCAACACGGTGTTCGAGGAAGAGGAAGACCTAGACGAGTCATACGACGACGGCTACAGCGAGGACTAATGATAAACTGGTACAGTGAAGTAAGCAGGAGCCTAGCAAAGATTCCTGACTGTGTGGCATACTTTGATCAAGAACTTTTAGAGGCCAGGAAGCAGTGCAAGATATACGGCAACCTAGAGCGAGCATCGGCGTCCTTGCCAGGTATCGTAGAGGAGAGATTCAGCCAACTACAACAATTAGAAGCGATACTAGAATACTTAAACATAGAACTGAGAAGATTGAGATCAAAAACATTCCGCAAATTCTTAGAGAACTACAATCGGGCACTGTCCAGCAGAGACGCAGAGAAGTACGTGGATGGTGAGGATGATGTAGTAGATCTCACAAAAATAGTGAACGACTTTGCACTACTAAGGAACCAATGGCTCGGTATAACCAAAGGCCTGGATCAGAAGCAATGGCAGATAACCAATATCGTCAAACTGAGAGTGGCGGGAATGGAAGATGCCGACATCAAATAGAATCATACTTACGGACGTAGACGGTGTGTTGTTAGAATGGGAACACCATTTCACAAAATGGATGTTGCAGAAGACATTGTTTGACGGGCAAGGGGTTAGATATCATCCATACAGACTACTACCAGACAAGCAGAACACATATGAAATGGCAGAACGTTTTGGAGTCACAAAAGATGAAATCAGAAAACACATAAGAGAATTCAACAGGAGTGCTTGGATGGGCACACAGAGACCGATGTCGGAATCACAGACGTGGGTAAAACTATTGGCCGCGGAAGGATGGACCTTCATACCCATAACATCACAAACATCTGATATACCAGCACAACAGTTACGTAAGAGAAGACTAGGAGAACTTTTTGGCGAGCATATTTTTACAAATTACCATATACTAGGCACGGGTGCCGACAAAGATTCAGCATTAGCGGAGTTTCATAACACCGGACTGTATTGGGTCGAGGACAAGCCTCACAACGCTGTAGCCGGGCTCAAATACGGTTTAAAACCCATATTAATAGACCACCCATATAATCAAGACTTTGATCATCCCGACATTATACGTGTAAGTAATTGGAAAGACATACACCAAATATTATCGGGAAAAAAATGAAAGTTTACGTAGGTTGGGATTCTAGGGAAGACATATCTTATCAGGTATGCGAACATTCCATCAAACGCAGAGATCCCCAATCAGAAGTATATCCGTTGAAACAGAACGAGATGCGTCAACAGGGTATCTACACCAGAGACATAGACAAACTAGCAACAACAGAATTTACATTTACAAGATTTTTCGTACCTTATCTCAACAACTATAAAGGGTGGGCGGTATTCTGTGACTGTGATTTTTTGTGGAAAGTGCCGGCCAAAGAATTAGAAAAATATTGTGATGATTCAAAAGCAGTGGTCTGTGTACAGCATGACTACACACCCGAAGAAGGATCAATAAAGATGGACGGTCAGATACAGACAGCATATCCTAGGAAGAACTGGTCTAGTATGGTGTTGTGGAATTGTTCCCATGAGAAAAACAAGATATTGACTCCCGAGTTTCTAAATAAACAGACACCAAAGTTCCTACACAGATTCTCATGGTTAGAAGATTCAGAGATAGGATCATTACCACACGAGTACAACTGGTTGGTAGGTTGGTACAAAGAACCCAAAGACGGCAAACCTAAGATACTCCACTATACCGAGGGAGGTCCTTGGTTCGATGGCTACCGAGATTGTGAGTATGCTGACGACTGGAAGAAAGAAGTTATCAATTTATTCTCGGCATAATGAATTGGGAAAAACTAAAAACTAATCATTTTTTCAAAGAACCCGTGGAACACGTTTACACATCAACTGTGTACGATATCAAGGATTACGATAAACTGTACGAGAACCAAAACATTCTAACACACCAAGTATGGCAAGAGTTTGACAAAAAATACAAGACAGGATTCCAATTATGCGATGACATAAGAGATATAGATACTAACAGGGAGGTAATATGTGTGTGGTTTTTCAAGGACAGGAATGATCGGAGTGGTGGTGAGGACATCCTACTGAGAGATAAAAAGATCAAATATCAGCCAAATAGTTTTTTAATAACGAAATCCAAAGATATCAAAATCATTGATAAGAAGGACGAATACATACGCAGACCTTTCATACAGTTAGACCTATCGAATGCTGTCTGGCAAGGTATATTAGAAAGATTCAATAAATGATTTCAATGCCTGCACGTCTGCTTCTAAATGTCTATTCCTAACCTTTTGCCATACGTATTGATCTCTTTCTGCAATATTTAAATTTTTTCTAATTTGCTTGCCGGCATTATCATTCATTATTTTTTTTGCTTTGAACTCTACAGTGGGAAGATATAGGCACCTATTCAGTTTCCTAGCAACCTTTTGTGTGTAGGAGTCAACATGCCAGTGCCAAAAGTAGACAGGAGCGAGATACCCTAAAGTTTTTATCCAATTTTTATGCACGGCAAAATGTGCGGCCGGCAGAGGTTTGTCAGGCCACAGTTTGATCTCACTTCCAAAATTTTTTGATCCTTTGTTCCTTCCGTCGGTGGGCACCACCATTAGGATTCTATCTTTGTATTTTTCAAACTGTTCTACGATAAGTTGATCCCAGTGTTTGGTATTAACTTGCACATCATCCCCCATTAGCATCACTATGTCGTTTTTGGCCTGATCACACATGATATTCCAACTGTAGCAAGTAGATTGATTCGGACCTACCACGTAATGCTTTTCGTCTAGCATGTCTTTGTATTGTTCTAATGTAGCATCGTCGTCATTAAGATAGAAAAGAAATTCAGTATTGTGCTGTTGATTAGACATGGCTGTGTCTATGAGACGTTTGGCCAACTCTGGCCTTCCTCGAGAAGGACAACAGAATGATATCATATCAATTTGTTCTTCCAGGTTTCAGGGGTGTGCTCGTTTATGATTTCCAAAGGCAAGTGATATTGAAATTTTTTAGTACCGCGTGTCCTGATGTATTCGGCAGTCTTCTTTACCGCCTGCCTCATGTTGGTGGAGGTCTTATATCCCAATAATTTCCTGGCCTTGTCTGACGAACAGGTTGCTAGTTTCACTTCTTTCGGTCTATCTTTGTGGTGTATTGGATCTAAATTAACACCTGTTTCGTTAGCACAGGCTTCGGCTAGTTCATTGATAGTCACTGGTTCTTCGTCTGGTCCTATGTTTATAACCTCTCCCACCACATTGTTTTGGAATGCGAGGGCGTTGAGACAATACAGACAATCGTCTATATAACTAAAGCAACGTTTCTGTTCACCATCTCCATACACAATAGGTTGCTTTCCCTGTAACATCCTGTTCAACATTATGGACATGACATTCCTAAACGGGTCGTCGTATTTTTGTCTAGGTCCGACAATGTTGTGTGGCACGGCTATGACATACTCTATACCGTGTGTTTCACATAGATTCCTCAGCACATCTTCTCCGGCTTTTTTGGCTATACCGTATGGATCCTGCGGTCTACATTCGTAAGTTTCCTTGTAGGGAATTTCATCATGATGTCCATATCTCGCCATGCTTGAACAGTAGACGATACGTTTGACCTTATTCCTAATAGCCGCTGTGATGGTTGTCACTGATGCTTCAAAAATATTCCTTGTTACAAGCACAGGAGAAAATACAGATAGTCCTTCGTAAGCCGTAGCGGCCGTGTGATAGACGATGTCGCAACCTTCCATGGCTTTTGTGAGATTTTCTAAATCACAGCAGTCCACTTGATGGAACTCCACATCCTGTGGCACGTTGTCTGTGTAACCACCTATCATGTTGTCATTACCAGCAACGCTGTGTCCTTGTGACAACATCAGATCTGCCAAATGCGATCCTAAGAATCCTGCCACTCCTGTTATAAAGATTTTCATTTTTTATATTTAATTTGTTTTAAACACGATAGAAAACTTTGTCAGGCCAGTGGTCAATCAAGAGTTTGAATCCCAAATCTTTTATGTATTTCTCAACCTTAGTGTTACTGCTACCATATTTCTTGGTGTTGTTATTCAACTCGATCATTAGATATTGTGTGTTTCGTAAAGTTTTCTTAGCCCCTTTGAGCACTTCCAATTCATACCCTTCAACATCGATCTTGATTAGGTCAACATCCTTGTAATCAAAACTGTCTATGGTCACCATCCTTATGTCACCATCACTGTCCACGCGCTTAGCCTGTGTAAAATTGTCCTCCGTCAAAGATACCTTGCCCAACACGGCACCCACTGCTTCGTTTCTACAGTCACAATTTATCGTACAATTCTTTTGAAGACATTCGAAGTGTATTCTATCAGGTTCGAAAGCAATGACTTTTTTAGCAAAAGGTTCTAGCGACTTTGCCCATGTTCCACACCAGGCACCAACGTCAATCACTTTTTTAAATTTTTTGTTTTGACTTTTACAATAATCTAAAAACTTTATAAGACACTTGTTTTGAGTGAAAGGTTTTCCCGCTTTCCAATCATTGATGTGTATGTCGTTACTGGGCACCCAGAATCCATTCACTTTCTCTATCTTCATAACAACCCCTTGTCCATCAGTATCTCCACGGCGGTCCCGTTCTCAAATTCCTCCGGTGTGAACTGTTGGTGTGCCAAACTGTACAACCAGGGTTCAGGACCACCGTAGTAGGGATTCTCAATATCAGACAGTTCTGTGTTGCCAACATCGGTGGCAAAACTCTTTTCATGACAAAACACAGGTATGCCTTCACACACGGCCTCCACTGCCACTATACTACAACTAGTAACAACGCACCAGGCCTCCTTTAGATCCTCGGATAGGGGTACCTTGGCCTCGCTCGGACCTGATGTACCCCTGCCCCTAGGCTTGTGTCGAAGTCGGATGGGTCTGTCTGTGTATCTCTTGATCTGTTCAATAGTCTCGTTTGTCCAATTCGGTTGGTCTATGTATGCGTTTATCCCTGCTGAGCTAGGACACACCAACACATACTTGCCGGCGAACGATGGTGCTTTGATCTTGATGCCAAACTTCTCAAATCTATCTGGCTTGCAGTCTTTGATGTAAGGAACGTGTATAGAATTCTTACAGATGCGCCAGTAGTGGTTGTCTGGCTTTAGGTTGCTGTTGTCAAATCTTCCAAAGTATGGAGTGTCTGTGAACCAGTACTGATGGTTCCGGGCTTCTAACTTCTTGACCATCTCCCTGTTGTTGCCAACGAATCCCCAGAACATGCTGTTGCTGACTGGATCTGTTTCTATAGCATTATCTAACTTTGTGATCTGATCAGGCCATGATTTCTCCACGCCGTTGAACACTTCCCATGCTTTACTGTTTTTATTATTAAATGGTGCGTAGATCGTTAGCATCTATAAAATCCTTTAATTGAGTTGCCCATTCTTTGTGTCCTTCCGCGTTAGGGTGAGGATCTCCTGGTTTACAATGTTGATTATTTTTAACCGTGTAATCAAAATGACTTGTCTCTGGACGAAAAAATCTTTTCTTTTTTATGGTATCAAATAATAATTTAACGTCAGGATTCGTAATTGTGGCATCGGATAAAGTGTTGTAAAACACGTAAGGATATTTCTTGTTCTCAAAATAGTCCTGCAGATCTAGGAGTCCTAGGATAGATTCTACCTGGGTCATTTGTTCTAGGTCAGCGCCTGTTGTGAACAAATATTTTATAAAAGCCTGTGTTTGATTGTTTCTATTTGGATCCCATGTCTTCCACGTGGTCAACATAGACGGAAATTTATGTGCCTTGTAGCCGTCATTGGTGGGATAGTCAAATCTATTACCGCCACTAGATCCTATCAGGAAAAAACAATCTGAGGCTTTTTCCGGAAACTTTTCGCACCATGCCCTTGTAGTCCACATCAGTCTCCTGGATCCCCTTCCACCGTTGGCAAGGTTCACTTCTATGTCTAGGTCCATGAGTTTGGCAAGTTCAATACCACAATGAGTCCGTACATTATCACGTGGACGCATAGTGAGAAACGAGCAACCGTTTATGAACATCTTGGAAATAGCCATACGATAATTATATACTAGTTATTTCCGTATGCCAACAGTAAAGAATATAGATTCGGTACAGTACTTCCTGAATAGATTTCCCACTATAGACAGTGGATACGACTATACTGTCAAGTACCACAAGGACGCTGAATCCAATTTTACTTCTTTGCCCACATTCGTGGCCGAATTTTTTGACTGTCGCGCACACACTTGCCCATTGTTGATAACCAATGAGGGTCACATGATCACAAACCATGTCTGGAGCCTCACACACCTTCGCAAACACAAACCTCAGAAGACTCATAACCTCTGGAAGAAATGGGGAGGTGACGTGGATATCGAGTTACCACCAGTGACCAAATACTTCAACGAAACCTACACATATGTGTGGTTGCCTATCGACGAGGAGAGCGCCAATAACCCATGGCACGTTTGGATAGACATGGTATCAAAATTCAGGTTAATTGAAAAGAGATGGGCAACTATGTTTTCGAAATATATTTTTGTGTTACCAAATCCCAGCCGATACCTAGACAAGATATCAAAAGAATTCTTCACAGACCTCAAATACATGGTCATGCCAAAGAACGAAACATGGCAGTTCAAACATCTAATTGTGCCCAGTATGAGCAATCACCAAGATGGGATAATCACGCCACACTTGGCACCATGGACCAGGGTATTAAAAAATATCCTAAAGGTAAATTCAAATCGCAAAAGGAAAATATTCGTTACAAGGGAAGATGCCAAGACACGCAAACTGCTTAATGCTGAGAAACTCATGATGGCCCTCAAAGGATGGGAAACCATAACTCTAGAGGACTTACCAATAACGGAACAGGTGCGATGCTTCGCTGAGGCCTCACATGTGATTTCAACACACGGTGCGGGATTGACTAATTTGCTTTGGTGCGAACCTGGCACAAAGGTCATAGAAATACAAGATCCCAGTATAATACACAAAAAAGTTTATCCTGTGCTTTCTCACCACTTAGGACTGAAACACGAAGTTTACCTAGGAACTGTTGTTCCCATACCGGGCAAAAAACCAAAAGGAGTCAAACGTAAAAGCGATCTCATAAACCTAACTGTGAACGTCGGTGATTTGATTAGACATATAGATTGAGAGAAACTATAATAATACTATGATCTACCTTAGTAAAACACATCGAGATTTAACGGAAAAATATATCAAGTTCGCACATAAAGGAATTCCAGGATCTAAAATATTACCATACGATAAGATATTGAAATCTAACGATGCCAACGAAATTTGGCTTTTTGGCATACTGCGTGGGACAAATTTGGTCTATGAACACTGTGTAAAGAATAATATAAATTTCTACTACATGGATAGACCTTACTGGGGTATCAGCAGGCAAGAACCATACTTCCTACGCGTAGTGAAGAATGGCCATGTGAAAAACACAATAGAAGACAGACCCGATGATCGTTTCAAGGCAACATTTCCTTTTGATGTTAAACCTTATCATAAATCGGGTAAGAAGATAATGGTTTGCCCTCCCACTTCCTCCATCAGCACTTTCTTCAAGTGTGAAGATTGGTTAGCAAACACAATTAGTAAACTCAAGGAAAGCACCGATAGGGAAATTATTGTAAGGGACAAACCATATAATCCCGAAGCCTATATTGATGTAAATGGCGAGATGCGCACAGGTGAGAACAACACCAACGCACCTAAAGAAAAGATAGACTGGCGTGAGATACATGCTGTGGTGACATTCAACAGTTCTATCACTATAAAAGCACTGGCCAACGGAGTGCCTGTGTTCACAGACGAAAACAACTGTGCTTATCCGGTGGCGGAACACGATGTGACCAAGATAGAGACGCCGAGGTACGAAGACCCGAGACCGTTGTTCTACAGCCTGGCCTACGGACAATTCACAGCCAAAGAGATGAGTGATGGAACAGCAAAGAGGTTGATCGATGGACGTTGAGATATTCCGAAGGACAGTGAAGGACCGGAAGCGTGGAGCCAGTTTCCAACTGCTACAGCATATGGCCGAAGGCATAAGAGCATGTGGTGACAATCCCATAATGGTCAACGAAAAGATGGAAGGCGAATGGCGGAAGGACGAGATGGAACCAAACGCACCAATAGGATGCATGTTCGGTTACGGTGGAAAGAATCAACCACACCACACCAAAGGAAGAAGACGAGATCTTGTAGAACGTGCCAAGAAGAAAGGAATACCGATTATCACATTTGATGGCGGAATACTGTCTAGTTTTGGAAACACGATCACACATCCTAAACATCACTGGCGGGTGAGTTTGTATTCACCCATGAATAATGGTGATTTCCTTAGTGACAACAGTCCAGCCGACAGATGGGAAATGATGAAGAAGTTGTGGGATATAAAATACGAACCATGGCGGAAGTCCAATCAACAAGACCCAATACTGTTTGTGCTACAACCTAAGGATAACTGGAGCATGGACGAACTGGATCCCGTGGATTGGTTCATGCGAGTCTATGAGAAAATAAGACCAGCCACTGACCGAAAGTTCCTCATAAGGCCGCATCCTAACCACATGGTCCAAATGATAAAAAGGAAAAATGAATTTCCCGAAGATTGTGAATTGTTGGAAGGCAAATCACATTTTGTTGGTGACGAAAAAAAATATTACAGATTCAACTTCCAGGAAGTTATAACTAATTGCCATGCTGTCGTTACACACAATTCTACTGCTAGTGTCGACTCTTGCGTTCGTGGAATCCCTACTTTTGTTACTTCAGATCTTGCGCTTTGTTGGCCTGTAGCAAATAAAGATCTTAATAATATCGAAACTCCAGAATACCCAGACAGGACACAGTGGGTACATGATATCGGATACAAACAATGGACTACCGATGAGATACGTGACGGTACTGTGTTCAAGAGATTCAAGGAGAAACTAGGATATGCATAGAAGGATAGGAGTTTTAACACATCAATATGAAAACATACCTAATCTTATATTAAGTTTTCCTAGGTGTGGACGTACATGGATGAAGCACTTACTGGGACACTACATCGCTAAAAAATACAAGGTTGAATTCAGCAAGTGGGTTGATAGGCCTAGGCCGGGCATACCAAGAATATTGTTTAGACATGACTTCATGAGCACCACGGGACACCTTCCTTGGGACGAATATTTTGCTATACAGGAAAAATGTGAATTCATATTTAAAGAGCAGATGAAGAAACAAAACATCATTTACCTTTTCAGAGAACCATTGGACGTTCTGTTCAGTTACTGGCCATATCTCAAAAGCATACCATACAAAAACTTTACTCCGCCGGCACACGATAACATCATAGACTTCGCAAAGGACAAGCAATGGGGGTTTGATATAATAATAAATTTTATGAACGCCCAAATTGATCACTATCAGCAACACAAAGGGAAAAAACTATTTGTAAGATACGAGGACCTCAAGAAAGACGATATGCCATGGCAAAAACTCATTGAATTCATATTCGGCACATACGCCGACTCTTGGGACAAGGAAGCATTCTTGTACGCAAAAGAACAGACCACATTTACTAAAATGCAGGAAAAAAACAAGGCAGATGCTCCAGATGAACTTAAATTTTATCGGAGGGGCGGAAGCAATTACATAAACGAATTACCAAAAGACCAACAAGATGTTTTATTGAATTGGCCTGGGTACAAAGATTTAAATAGACGCATCAATGAAAATTAAAGTCATAACATCATACAAACCCGGCTGTTGGGAACAGTACGGTAAAAAAGGCATTGAGTCTATGGCCGAACAATTTCCAAAAGAAGTAGACATAGTGGTGTATGCGGAGGAACCTAAACCTAAATGCGATTATGATAGGATACAATGGATAGATCTGAACACGGCCGAACCAGAACTTTTCAAGTTCAAGAACAAACACAAAGACGATCCTGTTGCCAACGGTGAACTACAAGAAATACCCGGAGGTGTGCGACGTCCTGCAGAATTACAAGTGAAAGGTGGTGCAGACAAGAACAAAGGTTCATTCCTTTGGGCCGCTGTGAGATTCGCCAACAAAGTTTTCTGTGTGGTCAATGCTGTCAGGAACTCACAGGAATATGACTATGTGGTATGGATAGACGGTGATACTTTCACGTTCAGACCCGTGCCAATATATTTCTTTGAGAAACTATTACCCAAGGAAACAATGTTGACCTATCTAGGTAGAGAGAATCCAAACCTAAACGACGGGGGCAAGTATCCCGAATGCGGTTTCGTGGGATACAACATGCGACACCCTGAAATACAGAATTTTGTAAACGATTGGGAAAGACTCTATATCACAGACGAAGTCTTCAAACTTCTAGAATGGCACGACAGTTATGTGTTCTGGCACCTGTCAAAGATTTACAGGAAAGAAAAAGGCATAACAGTCAACGACATAGGATATTGGAAAGGGGTCAAAGGTCATCACGTATTCGTTAACAGTGAACTAGGACTCTACATGGATCACCTCAAAGGCAAAAGGAAGAAGTTGGGAACATCGGCCAAGAACGATTTGCGTGTCAACTCAAATGCTCCAGCAGACATAAGATCCATCGATTACTGGAAGAAGGCACCGCCCACACTATGAGACTAGAAGTTTGGACAGAATACGGACCGCAAAACTCAAAACCTATCTTTGATGCTTTCATAAAAAGTTTGAAGGATGCCGGAGAGACCGTGTATCTAAACAAGTCGGCCAACGCTGACGTGGCAGTGATATGGAGCGTGTTATGGCGAGGTAGGATGGAAAGCTATCAAAGAATCTGGAACGAATATCGGAAAAATAACAAACCTGTCATTGTGATAGAGGTAGGTGGACTAAGGAGGAACCAGAGTTTCAAAATAGGTATCAACGGTATTAATAGAGACGCCGACTTTGCCAACCAGGAGTTTGATGACAAGAGATGGTCATTGTTCAAGCACGAGCTTAGTCCTTGGAACCCTACAGGAGACATTATAGTGATCTGTGGTCAGCATGACGCTTCCGAACAATGGAAAGGATTGCCGCGTATGCAGAACTGGATAGCACAACAGATAACAGAAATCAGAAAGTATACTACAAGACCGATATTGGTTCGTCCACATCCAAGGAATCAAATCAATTTCTCAGAAAAAGATTTCGAAAACGTAAAAGTACGAATGCCTAAACGAGACTACAAGACTTACGACGACACTGATTTCAAAAAAACACTAGAAAGGACCTGGGCGGTAGTGAATCACAGTTCTAACCCCGCCATGGAGGCGGTGATCAGAGGTGTTCCGGTCTTTGTGTCAGAATCAAGTCTATGCCACGACGTGGGCAACACGAGTCTGGCAGACATCAATACACCCGCCATGCCTAACAGAATCACCTGGACCAATTGGTTGTCCTACACCGAATGGTTCAAGGACGAGATCGAAGCAGGACTGCCTTGGAAAAGAATAAAGAAAAGATTACAGGAGAAATATATCAAATGAAAACAGTGAACATAGGTAAGAGGACCGAAATACAGCCAATAGAATGGAAACCTTATCAAGGCGAAACAGTTATTTTGCGAACCATATTGAGACAAGGGAAAAAGATACAAGAGACCGGATTCTTCGAGGATAAAGTGAAGGCAGTTCCGCGAGGCAACGCTTACTGCATAGGTAACGGTCCTTCACGACAGGGATTTGATCTAAACAAATTAAAAGCCACAGGACAGACCTATGGCTGTAATGCTTTGTATAGAGACTTCCTGCCAGACTTCATATTCTCCGTTGATACAAAAATCACAGTCAAGATGTGTGAGGATGGCGTGGGACTAAAGACTGTACACTACGCACCTTCTCTGGAAGTCAATAGGAAACAGAACAAGGGCATGTTACACCTGATACCACACAATCCACACTGGATATCAGGCAATGCCGCTTTCTGGACGGCGGGAGTTCACGGACATCGGAACATCTATCTCATAGGCTATGACTTCAGAGAATACGGCAAGGGCGAATTGAACAACATCTACCAAGGAACAGACTGTTATGGTGAAAGGAACTCCGACGACATATTCGAGGGTTGGTTGTCCACTTTCAGGAAGATGTTGAAACTGAGACCTTATGTGAACTACACCATAGTTCATGACAATCCACCCAGTTTCCTACACAATCTACAGACAGGCACGGACCTAGGCAACAGCAAGATTATAAGTTACAGTGAGTTTGAAAAGGTTCTAACACCTTGATAGGTCTAGACCGGCGAACTTAAATTTATTTTTCCAAGCGAAGAAGTTTTTGTTGTGGTTGCTGTAAGGATCTTTCAACCAAGTCATCTGATATAAATGCACCATCTCGTGTGCCAGTGTTTCAACGAAATCTTTCCAGGTGGGAAATTTACAGTGTAGTTCTATGTAGAAGTCCACGTCGATATGGTAAGGTATGACCCTCTGATCGAACTTGCCTTTTGGTGTTTTCCTGTTGTCCCAATTGGCCACGCATCTGCCCCAATCCTTGTGCAGTTTGCGAACACGCAACGGCACGGATGGTAATCTACTGTTGAACAACCCACGATTCAGTATCCTGAACCAGTGATACAACTGCTCTTGTGTGGGCTTAAACCCCTTGGTGTTCCTGTATCTGGTGATTGTGTTTTCCAACTTGATTTTTAGTTGTTTTCTCACATTCACGGTTTTGTTTTTCGTTTTTTTCATGGTTGACAGTATTACCAATTGTGCTATAATATACTAATAATTATCTAAATTACCAGGTATCAAAATGCAGTCAGATTTGCCAAAAACCATAAACGAAGCACTTAAAATACTAGCATATAACGATTATTTCTGGCCAGATCACCGTGCGACCCATATAAACCCCCACCCCAAGGACAGGGAAACAGTAAGATCGTTGGCGGAGTCACAGTATGCTTGGACGGAGAAACAGGCACGCTTGGCAGTGGTCATCCTTAAGCGTTACCTTTCCAAGTTCCAGGCACACCATATGGATATCAAGTCTTTGCTGGACAATCCAGTCTATGAGGATGACTTCAGGGTGATAAGTTTTGACAAGAGCATAGAGAAATACACAGACGAGGATGGCGTGGACAAGATCGAACTGAGATTCCCATACGACAAGAAGATAATACAACTGATACGTTGCCTCAAGGACAAACGTGACCTGCCAGGCATGTATGCCCTTTACGCCGGAGAGGACAAGAAGTGGACGTTCATCCACACAGATGTGACCGCATACTACCTCACGCTGATAGCGGTGCGTTATGATTTCAAATTCGTCACACCCGAACTGTTGGACGACTTCGACACCGTGAGGAAACAGATAGTGGGACATAGGCAACCCACCGCCAGACAAACAGAGGATGAGATAATAATAGACAATGCTCCAGAGTCATTGACTGAACACTGGGCAGAACACATTTCAAGACTACCCTTATTACAACAGGTAGACAGCCTGAAGAATTTTGCGATTTCACCCAAGGGCATATCTGTGTCCTCAAATTCTAAATTGGCTGGTCGCATAGCACACCACGACTACCATAAACTGTGGATCAACTCATTAGCCCACACCAAGAAGGAAGTTGTACAAGCATTGGTAGAACTGGATGCCTTCCCTTTGCTGATGCCTTGTCACAGCGACGTTCATGAGGAACAGGAGATAAGGGAATTCTGGGATTGGTTGAAGATTTTCGAATCGCACGGCATTGACATGATGAAACAGTGTGCCTGGGGGTTTGATCTTAAGGAACCTGTATACAGGAAAGAAGACAGAGGTTACAGTGCAAGGACAACCGTTATAGATGACAAGAAGCCGAGGGAGTTCTTTGAGAATCTCTACGAACTACACCAGATGAGCAAACAGTTCAAGTTCATAGACGAGACCACGAAGATCATCTTCGTCAGGAACAGGATACCACGTGCTTTGATCAAGAGCAAGGTAAAACCACGAGCTTCCCTGATAGCACTGGGAGGCGGATACTATGCCACCGGTACAGACAATCTCAAAAGACTGCTTGAAAATCTTCCAAAAAAGTTGTATTATAGTGATCACCAACCAAGTAGTTGGGATTGGCATGATCACGTGATAGAACAGGTATAGGATGAGCAGTTGTAAACTAGTAATCAAGGACGAAGTGAATGTGAAGTTCGAGAACCTCAGTCTCGAGTGGAGGAAGAGACTATCCAACAAGTTCAAATACGAGATACCATACGCGAGGCACTTGCCCGCAGTTAAACTGGGTAGGTGGGATGGCAAGGTCAGTTTCTTTGGACTCGGAGGCACCACATACCTGAACCTCGTAGACCAAATACTGCCCATACTGGAAGACGGTGGAGTGTATGTGGACTTCGAGGATCACAGAGAACAACACAACTATGAATTCAAGGCCGTGGACAAGGACTACCTGGCACACATCACATGGCCCGACAACCATCCATGTGCGGGACAACCCATACAGTTGAGAGACTATCAGGTGGAGACCATAAACAAGTTCATAGAGAATCCACAGTGCATACAGGAGATTGCCACCGGTGCAGGTAAGACAATAATAACCGCGGCGTTGTGTCAACTGGTGGAACCCTACGGCAGGACACTGACCATCGTGCCTAACAAAAGTCTTGTGACACAGACCGAAGAAGACTTCTTGGCGTGTAATCTCGACGTTGGTGTGTACTACGGAGACAGGAAAGAACTGGGTAGGTTCAACACCATAGCCACGTGGCAATCATTGAATGTGTTGGAGAAGAAAAGTAAAGACGAACACACGACCGAATTCCTCGAGGCCATACAGGGCATCAACACCATCATCATAGACGAGGTACACATGGCCAAGGCGGACGTGTTGAAGAGATTGCTCACAGGACCATTCGCACACTGTGGCATACGCTGGGGACTGACAGGCACCGTACCAAAGGCGGACTACGAATTCATGGGATTGAAATGTAGCATAGGTGAAGTGGCCAACAGGATACAGGCCAGTGAACTACAAGACAAAGGAGTTTTGGCAAACTGCCACGTCAATGTATTACAGACACAAGATCATCCACAGTTCAAGACCTATGGAGAGGAACTTAAATGGCTCACAACAGATCAAACACGGATGACATGGGTGGCACAGACCATCCAAAGCATAGCCACATCAGGGAACACACTGATACTAGTAGACAGGATATCCGCAGGAGAAATATTAGAGAAGAAAATTAAGGATGCGGTGTTCGTGTCTGGAGCAACCAAAAACACAGATAGAAAGGAACAATACGATGAAATATCTACTGCAACAAATAAAGTTATTATTGCCACATATGGAGTTGCCGCTGTTGGCATTAATATTCCTAGGATTTTTAATCTTGTTCTCATAGAGCCGGGCAAGTCGTTCGTGAGGGTGATACAGAGCATAGGACGTGGAATCAGGAAAGCGGAAGACAAAGACAGTGTGCAGATTTGGGACATTACCAGCAGTTGCAAGTTTGCGAAAAGACACCTGGGGGCAAGGAAAAAGTTTTACAAAGAGGCCAATTACCCGTATAATATAGAAAAGATAGATTATGAAAATCCTTACACTTGATGACAGGACCTACAAACTGGAAAAGATACCGGAATGGGTGGATGAGAAATTAAGATTCGCCGTGTTGGACAATTCTGATCCAGCCAATCCAGACTTCTTCTACATACCACTTATTTTCCTAGAGAGTTTCAATGCCCCAGCGGCGGTGTTGGAGATAGGAGATCACAAGATCAAGATGCCACTGGACTGGAAGATGCTGATAGGAGAGGCTGGACAATCAGAGATGCATGTGTTACCCATAACCAGTCTAAATGATAGAGGGTTTGATGCATTCACATTCAATCCTTTATCAAGTACCAAACCCGAATTCATGCCCATAGATGTGGTTGACATCTATACTGAAGTAAAATGGTACTTCCCAAAAATAAAATCAGGACAGATGTTGGCAGTGCCATTGACCAACGGACGTAGGCCCATGTGTGCTTATTTCGTAAAGGACATATCAAGGCAGTGCGAGCAGGTGGACTATGGCTCAGTCTGGTAGACGCACCATAACCATAGACGCACCTGTCATGATAACCAGTAACAAGATCGCGGTGTGGATGGATGAGGATTGGATGAGAGATTTCTTTGATTGGTTAAAGAAAAATAAATTCAAGATTTCGGCTATGAATCATCAACAAAAGAAAATAAAATTAACTTTCGTAGATGCCAAAGAATGCACTATGTTTGGATTGAAATATGCCAGCAAAAAAAAGTAACACGAAAAAATTCTTTGATCTCAGGAACGGACTCAAGGCCGTGGACTTCAGGAACAAGGATTACTATGACAGGATAGACGACAAAGAGAAATCACTTTACAGTCCTTACATGCTGATGAGATATGTGTCGGGCTGTTCGTCGAAGGACCAATTCTACGTTGAACACTACGTTGAGATGGTGAACGAATGTGTGAACAAGCACTGCTTCACTCTAGGCAAACACAAGAAACTGCTATGGATACTGACTGCCATGTGTGGCACCTTACAACAGCAGTTCCATCCGTGGATCAAACCCATGAAGCGTGTGCCGAACAAGAGTTTAAAGAAATTACAAGAGATCTATCCCACTTGGAAAGAGACCGATCTCGAGACACTGGACAAAGTGATCACTGACAGAGAACTAGAGGAACTGATAGAGGCACATGGCATCGACAAATAAATGCACCTACTGTGGCAAGGAGTTCGCTAAGGAGAGGACCTTACAGGTGCACCTTTGTGAACCAAAACGTAGATACCTACAGCGAGACGAGAAGTGGGTGGTCAACGCGTTCATGGTGTTCCAGAGGTTCTACAAGATACACCAACACAACGCCAAGGACAAGACCTATGATGACTTCGTCAAGAGTCCTTACTACAACGCTTTCGTGAAGTTTGGTAGGTACATCATGCACATCAATCCATTGTATCCAGACAAGTACATAGACTTCGTTTTGAAATCTAAGATCAAACTGGATCACTGGGCCAGGGATGATCTGTACGAGGAGTACCTGATCGAGACACTGAAGACGGAACCCGTGGAGGCCGCACTACAAAGAAGTATCGCCACCATGATGGACTGGGCAACTGAACAACACGCACAATGGTCGGACTATTTCAGGTTGGTCAACACCAACAGAGCAGTTCAACACATACAACAGGGTGCCATCAGTCCGTGGCTGTTGCTAGGTTGCGGAGCAGGCAAGAAAATGTTAAAATCATTCAACGACGAACAACTACAGATGATAGAGAGATTCATAAACCCAAGTTTCTGGCCTAGCAAGTTGAAGAGCTATCCGGCCGACCTCATGCTGGTGAAAGAAACAGCCAAGGAGGCCAAGATTGTCTAAGATAGATCTAGAGATTGCCGATAACTTGGATTTCGAAGACGGGGACTGTGCCGTGGTAATAAAAGAGGATGGATCGATTGGAAGAGTGATTATGCCAGACATAAACAGGAATGTTCTTGATTCAGAGGGATACAGAAAACTGCTGGATGTGTTGGAAATATTACAACCGGGATCACGTGACAAGATGATACAACACGCCGAAAAAGGCAAAGGGAGTATGCACTAATGCCTGACGTAGACATAGATTTCTTTGACCGGGACGGGGTGCTGAAACTTTTCAAACACACGCCGGCATCAATGATCAAAGACGGCAAGACAGAAAAACACAAGACCGGAGTGTACTTCCATGCAGTACCTGAACATCCTGTTACAAGGAACTCTTCTTTAGATTACAAGAAGGCCGAGGACAGGGGATACTTCAAGATAGACATGTTGAACGTGAACATATACAAAGAGGTCAAGTCAGAGCAGGAACTTGTGGAACTGATGATACAGGAACCAGATTGGGACATGCTGAAGGATCCAAAGACCGTGGAGAACCTGTTCCACCTAAATGGACACTTCAACATAGTGTCTAAACTGGAACCCAAGAACATAGAACAACTGGCCGCTGTGTTGGCCATAATACGTCCTGCAAAGAGACAGTTGATGTACAAGGATTGGCAAGACATAATGAAGGAGGTATGGACTAGGCCCATAGACGGATCATACTTCTTCAAGAAGTCACACGCGATAGCCTACGCACAGGCCATAGTGGTACAGATGAATTTGATCACAAGAGCTAAATATAGTTTTGATGCTACATCAAAAACCTAAACGAAAACTCCCAAAGAAGAAGAAAAAAATTATTGATAACGATCGTGTCGAGTATCACTCGTATCAGCCTAATAGTCCTTTGACATTGTACTTCAAAAA